GTGTACGCAAGAAAGCAACGTCACCGTTGTCTTGGTCTTGGTAGTCGTCAGTGATGTCAAACCACTTACCACGACCAAACGTAGCTTCTTCTACTTCAGCTACACTAGACTCTACAGCCTGTTGCAGTGCCGGTGTAATGATGCGGCTACGCTCACTGTTACGCATTGAGTCTTCTTGTGCCCAAATACCACGCCATAAGCGATAGTACTCATCAAACTTATCAGAGTAGTTAGACTCGTAGTGGTCACGCCACCGGTCACACTTGTCAATGACCCAGCCTTCTAAAGATTCATCAATAAATGATGAGTAGTCGTTGTCGTCGAAATCCATATTAGTATCCTGCGTGTGGGTCAATCATTTCATAATCGTCTTCGTGGTCGAAGTCGTTGTAGTAGCTAACAACCGCTAACTGGTCAATGTATGCCAAGGCATCAATCAAGTCATCGTGAGTCAGCGGGTCTGGGAACTGGAACAGCTCATCTAAGAACTTGGAATTCCACTCCCCTTTTTTTAATTTGATACGGCCGTGTTCAAAGCGTCCCTGTAAAGCAGCTACGATACGGTCAGTCTTCTTCTTGTTACCGTGGCTTAGTTCTTCAACACGGAAGAACTTGCTACGTTGTTTCATAAGGTCTGTTAAGGGTGACATGATGGCTTGTCGTGCAATGCCTTTTTCAATACCAACACTGACAGGGTCATAGGTCTTCACAGCTTCAAATATCTTGTTAGCTGTTTCCTCAAACGTCCACCGCCCATTGATGATGTTCTCAATAAACCAGCCGCCTTGGTTGACCTTGGCAATGACAATAGCTGTACTGTCAAGCTTCTTATTCTTAGACTTGGCCTTCCCTACTTCTTCAAAGCCTGCCATGTCGATAGCGATGTAGTAGTCACCATGCTCAGGGCTGTCACCGAACTGTACCCAGTCTTCTTTGAAGATTTCACTGCCCATAGCTTCGAAGGACGCCATGAACTCCTGTCGGAATGCAAAGCTAGACATAGACTTCTTAGCTGCTTCGATTTCTTCAGGGTCTAGTAAAGGGTTGTCAAAGCTGGTGAAGTGCCAAGCCTTGTAAGTAGGGTCATTGTCCAAGGAGGCGTAGTTGTACAGGTCGTAGAAGTGGTTACGTCCCATCGGCGTACCAATGAACAATGCGTTGCCCTTTTGGTCAGCCAGTGCAGGTCGTAGTACTTGCTCCCATACGTCAGGCTTAATATCTGCGTACTCATCCAAGACTAGGAACTTCAAAGATACACCACGCATCGTCTCAGGTCTGTCAGCGCCCTTTAGAGATATAGTGGCACCGTTGATGAGGTTGATGTGCATGTTGTTGATGTGACTAGACTTGATAACAGGGTGTGCTAGCTCCAACAGAGTCTGCCACATGATGTCACGTGCTTGGCCCTGGGTAGGTGCGATGTAAAACACATGGCCCTTCTCAGCCTGTAGTGCGTTGATGATGAGCATCCAAGCAGCCAAGCGTGACTTACCAGTACGACGACCTGCCGCAACAATCTTGAATCGTGTAGTGTCGTTAAAGACTTCTTGCTGCCAAGGTAGGAATTCTACTTTTAAATCTGACATTAAACTTCGTTGCGCATAGTGTTAGTTAGCTCTACACCACGGCGCTTAACCTGGCGGTACCACTTGCTATCAACCATCTCATCAGCAGCAGTGGTGTAGTCTCGGTTTTCAATCGCTGCTAGCATCTTCTTAAACCTACGTAGACGTGTACGCCCTAGGTTGAATGCCATGTTAACCAACACACGGATAACATTGTCAGGGTGGTTGTACAAGCCTTCTACTAGCGACTCTGCATCTTCCAAAGCATCTAAGAAGTCTTCATGGAATACATCAAGAATACGCTGATCCGCTACAGGTGTCCCAACCGGCCAAGAGTATTCAGGGTCTGTTTCAACTACCAAGTGTCCAACACCAAAGGTAGGTAGCATCTCTGAATCTAGGTAAATAGAAGTCACATACCCTTCATGGCGTACCAAGTCTTCTTTGATGATGTCGTATAAACCTTGCTTACTACTCACTTGTGTATTCCCCATCTATGGCATCATCATCATCGCTACTACCAGTGATAGTAGTATCACCTCCAACACCAGTGATAGTGATGCTAACTGCTGACTTGCCACCACCAGCTTTGTCTTTATCGAAGTAACTCAGTGGCAGTACTCTGTCCATGCACATCTTTAATGCTGCCATCTGACCGTTATGTTCATCATCCAAGGCTATGTCTACAATCTTACTGATGACTTTGTCACCTGATGTTGCTAACAATCTAGCTTTGAATTCATTGATCCTGGCAGCGTCACCAGCAGGTCGTCCAACTTTGCCTCTGTTTCCTTTCTTCTTAGCTTCAACGTCTGCTTTGCGTGGCCTACCTCGCTTCTTTGCAGGTGGTTTAGGCTCTGGAGGTTGTATAGGCTGTGTAGTCTGAGAAGGGACTTCGGTGATCGTGACAGTGCTAAGAGGCTGTGAACTACCAAGATGGGAATTCTTAGTATCCATTCAGTATTATCCTTTGAATAAAGGGTACAACATAGTTGTTGTTGTCTCTGTTTTGTTTCTATATAGAATATTATAGCATACTTTTTTGCAAAAGTCAATACCTAAAGCGTAAATAGTTCTAATAACCCTTTCTTAGTTTTCTTGGAGGTGTACATAGATACTTGGAAAACTACATAGTTCTTCAATATTATCAAAGCCTTATAACTTTTTAGTCTATGTAGGGCGTTGCTTAGATTTATTGGTTATATAGGCCAATTTCACCCTATTTTGTGTCTGTGCGGGTACTACTACTATTACGAAACGCTGTAGCCTCCCCCCGGGGCCTGTTTAGCTGCGCAGTTTTTGCACAGCCTGTGGATAACTACAAAGCCTGTGGATAACTTGTCCACATGTGCATAGATTGTGGATAACTTCAGAGCCTGTGGATAACTACATAGCTGTGGATAACTAGGCCAAAGGAGAAGCTGACTAGGCTGCCCAGGCTGGGGAGCTATGAAGTGTGAGGGGCTGTCAGGGTGCCTCTGAAGTCTTAACAGACCGTTGAAGTCTTAATAGACCTACATAGACCTACACAGCCTCAGTAACCCTACACACACCTCTGAGCACGCCTACACAGCCTACACAGACCGTAACAGCCTACACCACACCTGCATAGCCTACACCACACCTGCATAGCCTACACCACACCTGCATAGCCTGTGGTATCTCCAACGCATGACAGAGCCTGTCACAGCATCTACAACATTAGGTGTTGACATAGCCTTGGGCAGCCTGTAACGTCCCCAACACAACCAATGGAGGTACAGCAATGAAATGCTTAGCATGTGACAAAGTCTTGAACGACTACGAAGCTACACGTAAGAACAGCACAGGTGACTATGTAGACCTATGCAATGGCTGCATAGCCCAAACAACTGATGACACCTATAGCACACACCGTATAGACTTGGAGTCAGAAGCTGATGTGTCTGAACTAAAGTGCTTGACAGGTCTTTCAGAGCTGATACAATAGACTATATAGGCTACGAACTTTAAGTACATATATTAAATATATACATAGACACTGTTAGCAGCTATATAGCACTGACAGCATCTACATAGGAGTAAAGCAGTAATGGCGTTCGTTAAACAGAATCTACCTTGTCCGTTGGAGGACTGTAATTCATCTGATGCTTTTGCCATAGATGACAAGGGTTGGGGCAAGTGCTTTAGTTGCTACAAGTCTGTACCACCTGATGCAGTTGCTGATGATGGTTTTGTACACAAGGCTAAACCAGCACCGACAGTAACTACATCAGCATCTGCTGACTTGGGAACATCAAAGGTTGTTACCAAGGCTATCTTGGATCGTAAGATCAGCGTCAACACTGCTGGTCGTTACAGCGTTGGCTATCAAGGTAAGGACTTGGTATTTCCATACGGTGACAAGGCTGCAAAGGTACGTATCAACGGTGAGAAGAAGTTCACTATCAAAGGTGATTGGAAAGGCTACAAAGGTCTCTTTGGTCAAGATAAGTTCAGTGCCAATGGTAAGCTTGTAGTCGTCACTGAAGGCGAGATAGACGCTATGTCAGCCTTTCAGATGCTAGATAGCCGTTACCCTGTAGTGTCTGTACGTAATGGCGCTAGTGCCGCTGTCAAGGACTGCAAAGACAACTACGAATTCTTAGACGGCTTCGACAGCATCTTCGTATGCTTTGACAATGACGACCCAGGCAAGGAAGCTGCCAAGCAAGTAGCAGAGTTGTTCAGTCGCAAGGCTAAGATAGTTGTACTGCCTGCGGACGTTAAAGACGCTAACGACATGCTGTGTGACTCACGTGAGACTGAGTTTTCAGTAGCACTGTGGCGTGCTGCACCATACGTACCAGATGGCATCATAGCTGGTGAGTCTTTGTACGACGTAGTGATGGAGCCTGTGCAGGGCAGTGATGTAGACTATGGCTATGCTGGCTTGGATGCGCTGACCTATGGTATCCGCAAGGGTGAGATGACTACTGTGTGTGCTGGCTCAGGCCTAGGTAAGTCACAGTTCTTACGTGAAGTAGCTTGGAACATTATCCAGAACACTGAAGACAACATCGGCCTTATGTTCATGGAAGAAGGTGTACGTAAGACTGGATTGTCTCTGATGTCGTTGGCAGCAGATAAGCCTATGCACCTGCCACACTGCACAGTTGAACCGGCACTAAAGGACAAAGCCTATGCAGATACTCTTGGCACTGGTCGTGTGTTTCTGTTCGATCACTTTGGTAGCAGTGATATCGATAACATTGTCAGTCGTGTACGATATATGGCGAAGGCGTTAGATTGCTCGTATATCTTCCTTGACCACCTTAGCATCATCGTGTCTGATCAGCGGAACGGTGATGAACGTCTAGCCTTGGATGAAATTGTTACCAAGCTAAGCACAGTTGTACGAGAAACAGGCATAGCACTGTTCTGTGTTAGCCACCTGAAGCGTCCTTCCGACAAGGGACACGAAGAAGGTGCAATCACATCACTAGCACACTTGCGAGGCACAGCAGCCATTGCACAGCTCAGTGACATGGTTATATCGCTTGAACGTAATGGACAAGCAGATGACCCTACTGTACGTAATACCACTACCGTGCGTATCTTGAAGAACCGCTTTAGTGGTACAACGGGCAAAGCCTGTGCGCTGTTATACAGCCACGATACCGGCCGCATGGTCGAGACAGTTCTAGCAGACGAGGATGAAGCACTATGACAGATGTAAAGACTTGTACACGCTGTAAGACGGAACAGCCACTAGGTAACTTCGTCAAGAAAGCCAAAGCCTATGACGGTCTCTACCATCGGTGTCGCACGTGCAAGCGCATTGAACTGGCACAGCGTATGTTTGTAGGTGGTAAGTACATATCTAGCGGTAACCCCCTGCACAAACCAGGTAATTACAAGACCTTTGCAGATGCTTGGTCATACTTGGATATTGAGAAGGTACCATCAGGTTCTGTGTACATCATCAGTAACCCAGCGTGGGTAGGCTGGTACAAGGTAGGCAAGGCTGTCAACAGTGAAGACAGGCTACGAGGTTATCAGACTGGCTCGCCCTACCGTGACTATGACCTTATGGACTCATGGCAGTTCGATGACAGGCACAAGGCTGAGCGTGAAGTACACAAGATCCTGAAGCGTACAGCAGTTGATTACAAAGGCGAATGGTTCTATACTGCCTATAACAACATCGTACAGACAATAGAGGCTGTTAATGAAAAACTTAATTCTTGACATAGAGACCAACCTAGCCCATGACACTATATGGCTAGTGGTCACTAAGGATACAGAGACTGACGAGGTGCAGTGTTATACTGCGCCCTGCTCAGAGCTAGCAGATGCCATAGCAGGCGCTGACAGCGTCGTAGGACACAACTTAATCGGTTTTGATGCGCCAGTACTAGCTAAGTGCTGGGACATCGTCATAGAGCCACAGAAGGCCGTAGACACGCTTCTCATGTCTAGGTTGCTGGAGCCATCCATTGACGGCGGTCACAGCCTTAAGAAGTGGGGTGAGCGTCTGCACAATGCTAAGACTGACTTTGATGTATCAGACTTTGAGGCAGGATGGTCGCAGGAGATGCAAGATTACTGCATCCAAGATGTGCAGTTGACGCATGACTTACACAAGTACCTAGTAGCTAGCTTCTCTACTTGGAAAGATAACGGTGCACAGGCACTTAAGCTTGAGCATGACATACAGCACATCTGTGCAGAGATGAAGGTAACAGGCTTTAAGCTAGACGTTGATAAGGCTGCTACGTTCTTGAGTACGCTGACATCACGTGAAGACGAGATTGAACAGCAGCTACAAGAGGTATTCCCACCTATCGTCACACGGCGGTGGTCTGAGAAGACTGGTAAAGAGTTGAAGACAGATGTACAGGTATTCAACCCAGGTAGTCGCAAGCAGATTGCAGAACGCTTACAGACGCTTGGTGTTGAGTTTACCAAGAAGACTGAGAAAGGTAACATCATCATCGACGATGCTGTGCTGAATGAGATAGACCTTCCAGAAGCTAAACTACTGGCTGAGTACTTCCTGCTACAGAAGCGTTCAGGTCTAGTCAAAGGCTGGATCAAATACTTAGACTTCGCTGATGGACGTGTCCATGGCAGTGTCATCACTAACGGGGCTGTGACAGGTCGTATGACACACCGCAACCCCAACATGGCACAGATACCTAGCACCAACAGTCCTTACGGTGACATCTGTCGTGAAGTCTGGACAGTTGAACCAGGTCGCAAGTTAGTAGGTGCTGACCTTAGTGGCATAGAACTACGCTGTTTGGCGCATTACATGAAAGATGACGACTATACGAAGGAGTTATTAGACGGTGACATTCACACCCGCAACCAAGAAGCAGCAGGTCTCCCCACCCGCAGTAACGCAAAGACGTTCATCTACGCTACTTTGTATGGGGCAGGGCCAGCCAAGATTGGTTCTATTGTCAATGGGGGAGCCAAAGAAGGTAAGAAACTGCTAAATAAATTCTTTACCAACCTGCCAAAACTTGGTATACTATTAGATAAGGTAAAGCGATTAGGAGCTAGTGGGTTCATCACTGGTCTGGACAATCGCAAGCTGCACATACGCAGCGAGCACAGCGCACTTAATACCTTGCTACAGTCTTGCGGAGCTATCATAGCAAAGCAGTGGTGCGTAGAAATGTACAACGAAGTACAGCGTCAAGGTCTTGATGCCAAGCTAGTTGCATTTGTTCACGATGAGCTACAGTGGGACTGCGCCGCAAAGGATGCAGAGAAAGTAGGTCAGATAGCTGTTGCATCAGCAGCAAAAGCAGGTAAGATATTACAGTTCCGATTAGAAGTAGGCGCAGACTACTCAGTCGGTAACACTTGGAAAGATACACACTAAATGGAGAATGCTATGACAGCACCAGTAAAGATTAAAGCAGAAGTAATGTGGGCGTTCCTAGACAAGAAGAACGACATGTCTGAGAAGTACCAGCTTGACCTGTGCAAGCTCAGCCCTGGAGCAGTAGGAGCTTTGGAAGACATGGGCCTAGGCGTCACTGCCAAGGAAGACAAAGGCTTCTATATTACCTGCAAGTCTAACAACCCTATCCGTCTGTACAACACTGCCGGCCACGAGATTGATAACTCAAACATTGGCAATGGTTCAGAAGTTGTTGCAGTTGTTGGATCGTATGAGTGGACTTTCAAGAACAAAGAAGGTGTCAGCCCTGCTCTGAAGAAGCTTGTAGTTACTAATCTGGTTGAGTACAACGCAGACGGTGGCGAAGAAGTTGATGTTGAAGGCGATGACATCCTGTGATCGCTCTAGTAGATAGCGACATCTTGTGCTATCGAGTTGGCTTTGCCTCTAATGATGAGGCAGAGTCATCAGCTTTGAAGTCTATGGATAACTTCATTGCTGACTTGATGGTTCAGCCGCATCTACTAGCAATTACTGACTTCGAATACTTCTTGACTGGTAAGAGTAACTTTAGGTTTGATGTGGCGGTTAATCGTCCCTACAAAGGGAACCGCAAAGGTAAAGATAAGCCTGTCCACATCGAAGCCTTACGCAGGCACCTCATCACTGTATGGGGTGCTAGTGTTTCTGAAGGCCAAGAAGCAGATGATGATATGAGTCTGAGGCAGTATGAGCTAGGAGATGAGTCAATCATTGTATCGCTAGACAAAGACTTAGACATGGTACCAGGATGGCACTATAACTTTGTCAAAGGTACTAAGTACTACACGACACCAGAAGAAGGGTTACGTAAGTTTTATACCCAGATCCTTACAGGTGACACAGTAGACAACATCCAAGGTGCTACTAAGATTGGCCCCAAGAAAGCTGAGAAGATTCTTGCGGATACCAAGACTGAGTTAGAGATGTGGGAAGCGTGCGTAGAAGCGCATGATAGCCCCGAAAGAGCCTTGGAAGATGCTAGGCTGCTGTGGATGCGTAGTACAGTTAACGAGATGTGGGAACCACCTAATGCGTAAACGATATGTACCTAAGCGCCCAAAGGGCTACGATAGCTTCTTTGAGAAAGAGTTACACGAAGGAGTTCTACAGGGCATAGCGCACCATACTAGCCCTATAGAGTACACACAGGTAAAGACATATGAGCCTGACTTTTCCTTTGTTAATGAACTGGGCTTCATTACCTATATAGAAGCCAAGGGACGTTTCAGGGACAGCGCAGAGGCACGCAAGTATGTTGATGTACGTACTGCGCTAGATCATTCAGAGGAGTTAGTGTTCGTGTTTATGAAGCCAAGCACACCTATGCCATTCGCTAAGAAGCGTAAAGATGGTACTAAGTATACACACGCTGAATGGGCAGAGAAAAACGACTTCCGATGGTTCACCAAAGACACTATTAAGGAGCTACTATGCGCTTAACACTATCATTGAACAGTGAACACGATGACTACACCGGCAACAGCGTAGTTAATATCTCGCTAGGGTTGGATGACGATGAGTCCTACTGGGTAGTTATGGGGCACCTACAGCGTGCGGTAGAAACCTACTACGGCTACCCCTTCGATAAGGCTTGTGACGATGTTGACAATTGAAGACGTTAAAGACAGGCTAAAGCACCTGGATGAAGTAACACTGCTAGAGGTGCTAGACATTTCAGCAGCAGACTTAGTTGACAGGTTCCCAGAATTAGTTGAAGATAACTACGAACACTTAGCAGACGAATTAGCAGACGAGGACTACGACGATGTTGACTAGCGAACAAATCCGAATGATGATGGACGAACTTGAAGGCGCCACCGAAGAAAGTAATACAGATGCCGACCGCTGGACTGATAAGTGGGCAGAGTTTGAAGATGAAGTCAACAGTCCCAAGCACTACCAGACTGACAGCGGCTTAGAAGTTATCGAAGTTATCGACGACTTCGTGCTAGACCCTTACAGCTACTACCAAGGCAATGTAATCAAGTATCTGTTACGCCACATGAACAAAGGTAAGCCCAAGCAAGACTTGCAGAAAGCACGCTGGTACTTGAACAAGATGATTGAGGAGTGGGACTAATGAGTAGGCTAGAAAAGCTAGAACAGCAGATCATTTGCTGGGGACTTAACAAAGGTATCTTGCCTAACCCGAACCCTGTAGCACAGTGGCAGAAGACAGACGAAGAAGTAGGTGAACTGGCTGAGGCTATTAAGGATAACAACCGTGAGGAAGCCATTGATGCTATTGGCGACATCATCGTCACACTGGTGATGCAGTGTCAGTACTGGAACGTATCACTAGAGACTTGTGTTGCTCAGGCGTATGACGTCATTAGCAAACGCACAGGCAAGATGGTTGATGGACAGTTTGTAAAGGATGGTGATTGAGATGCCTATTAGCAACAAAGAGCAGTTTATGGTGTATATACCAGAAGCAGACGTTGGAAACTGGCTTCCTTTTGAAGATCTGGATGACCATTTAAAATCCTTACACCAGAAGGGACTGAAGCCTGTACTATTCACCACGCACTCTTGGTATACGTACATGGGCGTATTTTTTAAAGACGGTGATTCTCATAATGAGTCTCTGTTTTTTGATGTCGATAAGCTAGACGTACTTTATAAGTTTGAGGATAGCGAATGAACTACAACGGTATCAAGATTGACAAGAAGCGCAACGAAGGCTTCAGCGAGCAGGCACTAACACTGCTCAAGGACTACTACTGCTTAGA